CGCATGCACTGAAAATCAGGCCGCTATCTTGATGACGCGCCGGGCGTGCCCTGTAGCGTGGTCCGCTATCACCACGTCGCGCGCCTGGATCGACGTGCCGGCGCATAGTGTGCATTTGGCGCATGTCGATTTTTTGCCGCCCTCAGCACTGGCCGGGCAAATGGTTTCGCCTGGCTGCTTATCCACGCCGATGCTCACGCGGAAAACGCGCATGCCTAGCAAGTTAGCTTTTGCAGCTTCATCGATTGTATCGGCGCTGGCCATGACCAAGCGGCCCCACGCGGCCGCGTCGAAGCCTGGCCGGTCCCATTGGTGCGTATAGCCCCGACGGCCGAGCGCGTAGCGCGTGATTCGTTCCCATACTTGCACCGGCGCGGCCGCAGGGTCCCCATACGTGCCAAGCCGGACGATCTTGCCGGCCAGGGCGCGGGCAATGGTGGCCGCGTCGGCTTTGGTGTAGCGGCCGCGCCGGTACGCTTCATATACGGACCGCACGGACCGGCCGACGTTGACATAACAGGGCGCAGCGCCCGTCTCGCTGGCCAGCTTGGGCCGGTGCTGGCATTCGCCACATATGCTAGCGTCGTCGCCGGTTTTCAGCGCGTCGGTCGGCGCGACGTCGGACCGGATGATAAAGGATTGGACCAGCGCGCCGGTTTTTTCGTTTTCGCTGTCGCTGTCGATCCGGTTAACGATCACGACAATAGGCGCACCGTCGATTTCGGACGGTCCCTCATATGCGATAAAGCCCAAAAAGTTTTTCATGTTGTTTCCCTTATTTTGTGAGAACGTCAAAGTAGGCCAGCATCAAGATAACGCCGGCGCCAGTCAGCACTACCGCGCCGATTAGGTCAAACATGGCGCGCCTGGCTTGGCGTGAGGTGCGGGTTGTAAAGATATTGCGTTGCATGGTTTGATCCTTAGAGTGTTGATTGATATGCGAGCGCGAGCGCGCGGGTACGAAATCCAAAAACGCCGGCATCACAATGCACTTCGTAACGGTGCGCTTGGTGTTCTTGCTGCGGGTTGTAAAAAATCCATGACATGGCGTTGCCCCTTAAATAATGAATTCAGCGGAAAGGTGCGCGCGGTGCGCGTACGCTATAGCGTAGATTGCATCGCGGCTTTTCGCCGTGCGGGCCGCGCGAATGAGTGCGCTGAGTGCGCGCGCCAAGTAATCGAGCCCTAATGTTGCGCCGTAGGTCACGGCCTGAGTGGCTTCGCGCTGTTCTGATTTAGTCATGTCGTTGCTCCCTTTGCGTTGTTGATGTAGAGTAGTGTACGGGAATTCTTTACGTTGTCAACGCTTATTTTCTAGGGGTTTTCCCTGATTAGCTCTGCGCGGTTGTTGACGCGGTATTGATGCGCGCCGATGTCGATGTAGGTTGTCCCCTTGGGGTTGCGCTGCTCTACAGTGGCGTGCGTTGGCAAGTGGCGCGCGCATCCCTGCAGCAGCGCGTTTGCCTGGTTGCGTGTGATGCGGCCGTAGCGTTGCAGCAGCGCCAGCATGGATTCGAATTTTTCGATTGTCGGATAGTGTGTCGACGGCATAAGGATTTTTCGTTCGGCCATTTTTAGCTTTCAAGGGTTAAAAATGTAATTCTACACTAAAGCGTAAATTGTGTGGGTCATGTTGTCACGTGTGGGTCATGCGTTTTTTTGAGTTTGACCTACACGGAATGTAGCGTTGGCGCGGGTTGCAGGGGATTGTGGGTCATGTAGTCGTCTATTTTGATAGACTATATAAATAAAAAATTAATATATAGCAGAACAGACGCGAAAAATTACGATATTAGCTGGCGTCAATTTTTTTTCGGTGGCAACATGACAACATGACCTACAAGTCCGCGCTATCATCGGCGCATGGCCAGACCCTGCAAAATCGATACAGTGGAATTCCAGCGCAAATTGTCGGACGATGACCGCGCTATTTTGTTGACGGCTGGCGCCGGCGATTTGACGCGCGGGTTTAAAAATATGCTCTCAATTTATGCCGCGCTGCACAATGCCGGTTTCCGTGCGGATGACGACGTTATCGAGTGGATGTTTTCTGAGAATCATTCTCACTTAGATTGACGGCCAGGGCAGCGCATCGGTGACGGCCATGCCAGCGCGCAGGTACCCGCAAAATGGACCCTCCCGCATTCATCCCATTTTCTCAATGCATCGAGCCCGCCCGCCTGCCCGCCTGGCCGCTCGGTCCGCCTGCCCGCCTGCCCGCCTGCATTCATCCGTCTGTGCCTATATAAGCATGGGGGGGGAGGGGGTCTGGCTAAAGATAAAAAATTACGGGTGCCCCCAACCCTCCCAAAAAGGCAAAATGGCATGTAAGCAAAACCCTTACTTGTATCAAGCCAATTGTTGTAGTCAGGCTAGATGACCTACAATCCAAGCAACTTCCTGAAAGGGCAAAAGTGGAACCGAAAAAAAGAGGTCGTCCGATAAAGATGACCATCCAGCGCTACGCTGACAATCCGCCGGCAGTCTTGCCAAAGACGGATCATCAGCGCATCAAAGAGTTGAAAGAGCTGATGATCCGCTCTGGCGGCAAGGATGTCGCCGAGAAGGTGATCCAGATCGCGCTCAACGACGAACACCCGGGTCAGATGGCGGCGCTGAAGATGTGCATGGACCGCACGCTGCCTGTCAGCATGTTCGAAAAGGACAAGAGCCAGCGCAGTGCGGTGACGATCAACATCACTGGATTGGGCGCAGAACCGCAGGTAATCCAACAAGAAGAGGACATCATCGATGTCTGATCTTAATTTCAGCTTGCTGCCCTGGCAGCAAGAGGTGTACACCGACAACCACCGGTTTAAGGTGATCGCGGCTGGTCGGCGGTGCGGCAAGTCACGGCTGGCGGCGACGACGCTAATCATCCAGGCGCTCAAGTGCCCGCCGGGCAGTGCGGTGCTGTACGTCAGCCCGACGATGGGCCAGTCGCGTCAGATTATCTGGGACTTGCTGCTCGAGTTAGGGCGGGAGGTGATCCAGTCCAGCCATGTGAACAACTTGGACATCACGCTAATCAACGGCGCAAGGATATATGTGAGGGGCGCCGATCGGCCGGACACGCTGCGAGGCGTTTCCTTGACCTACGCCGTACTGGACGAGGTGGCCGACATCAAGCCCGAAGCGTGGGAGCAGGTCATCCGGGCGTCTTTGTCGGACAAGAAGGGCCACGCCATGTTCATCGGCACGCCCAAGGGGCGGAACTGGTTCCATGACCTGTGGAAGCTGGGGCAGGACGACCAGGACAAGGACTGGAAAAGCTGGCACTTCACCACGCAGGACAACCCGCTGATCGACCCGACGGAGATCGAGTCAGCCAAGAAGACCCTGTCCAGCTTCGCGTTCAAGCAGGAGTACTTAGCCAGCTTCAGCAACGCGGGCGCGGATGTGTTCAAGGAAGAGTGGATCAAGTACGGTGTGGAGCCGGACTATGGCAGCTACTTCGTGGCGGTGGACTTGGCCGGGTTTGAGGAAGTGGCCAAGCAGGCGGCTAATAGTAAGAAGCGGCTGGACGAGTCGGCGATTGCGGTCGTGAAAGTGACCGAGGACGGTAAGTGGTTCGTCAAAGAGATTCAGCACGGCCGGTGGGACATCCGGGAGACGGCGGCGAAGATTCTGCTGGCTATGCGCGAGTACCGGCCGCTGAGCATCGGCATCGAGCGGGGGGCGCTGAAGAACGCTGTCTTGCCGTATTTGAGTGATTTGATGAGAAAAAACAATGTCTACAGCCACATTGTGGACTTAACGCACGGTAATCGGAAGAAAACGGATAGAATCGTCTGGTCGTTGCAGGGCCGATTCGAGCATGGCCGAGTCGTCCTGAACAGCGAAGAAGACTGGGACACGTTCGTGGACCAGCTTCTGATGTTCCCCTCGCAGGGCGTGCATGATGACTTGCCGGATGCGCTGTCATATATAGACCAACTGGCCGTGACAAGCTATTTCGAGCAAGACGACGACGATGCGTGGGAGCCGATGGACGTAATATCAGGGGTCTAGCATGGATCAAAACGAGTTCGACGAACCGACAGAAAACGACAAAGAACTAACCTCCTTTGTCATCGACCACTGCGACCGCTGGCGCGACTATCGGGACACGAATTTTCTTGACAGCTACCTCGAATACGAGCGTATCTTCCGCGGCGAATGGGCCGCAGAAGACAAGACGCGGGACTCTGAGCGCTCACGCATCGTGACGCCGGCCACTCAGCAGGCTGTGGAGACGCGGCACGCTGAGATCATGGAGGCCATCTTCGGCCAGGGCGACTTCTTCGACATCGAAGACGACCTCAAAGACGTCAACGGCAACCCGTTGGACGTTGAGATGCTCAAAGCCCAGTTGATGGAAGACTTTAAGCAGGACAAGATCAGAAAAGCTATCGATCAGATCGAGTTGATGGCTGAAATCTATGGCACCGGCATCGGCGAGATCGTCGTGAAGACGGAAAAGGTGTTCGAGCCAGCCACGCAGGCGATTCCAGGCCAGACCGGTCAGGCCGCCATCGGTGTGGTGGAGAAAAGCCGGATTGCGGTCAAGATCATGCCGGTCAACCCCAAGAATTTCTTGTTCGACCCCAACGGCACCAGCATCGACGACTGCATGGGCGTGGCGGTGGAGAAGTATGTGGGCATCCACAAGATCGTTCAAGGCATCGAGAAGGGCATCTACCGCAAGGTAAACATCACCCCGACGTACGAAGACACTGACCTCGAGCCGACTCAGGAAATGAGTCAATATCAGGACGAAAAGGTCAGATTGCTGACGTACTACGGCCTTGTTCCGAGGGAGTACCTCACTGAAAAGGACGTAGAAGTCGAGGAATTGTTCCCCGACGACTCGGCTGCTGAAGATTATAGCGACATGGTAGAGGCGATTGTTGTGATCGCCAACGACGGTCTGCTGCTCAAAGCAGAAGAGAACCCGTACATGATGAAGGACCGCCCGATCCTGAGCTATCAGGACGACACGGTTCCGAACCGTCTGCTCGGCCGGGGCACGGTGGAGAAGTCCTACAACATGCAAAAGGCAATTGACGCCCAAGTGCGTAGCCACCTGGACAGCTTGGCGTTGACGACCAGCCCAATGATGGGTATGGACGCTACTCGCCTGCCGCGCGGGGCTAAGTTCGAGGTCAAACCCGGCAAGGCGTTCATGGTCAACGGCAACCCAGCCGAGATTCTGTACCCGTTCAAGTTCGGCGAGACCAGCCTCAACAACCTGAACACGGCCAAAGAGTTCGAGCGTATGCTGCTGCAAGCCACCGGCACGCTGGACAGCCAAGGCATGGTCAGCCAAGGCAACCGCGACGGCGCGGGCATGAGCATGGCGGTGGCCACCATCATCAAGAAGTACAAGCGCACGCTGGTGAACTTCCAAGAGGACTTCCTGATCCCGTTCATCCAAAAAGCGGCGTTTCGGTACATGCAGTTCGATCCAGAACGCTATCCGTCGGTGGACATGAAGTTCCTGCCGACAGCCACGCTGGGCATCATTGCTAGAGAGTACGAGCAGCAGCAGTTTATTGGCCTCTTGCAGACGCTTGGGCCTAACACGCCGGTCCTGCCGCTGATCCTGAAGGGCATCCTGACCAATTCGAGCCTGTCCAACCGGTACGAGTTGATGGCAGCCCTCGATCAGATGAGCCAGCCAGACCCGCAAGCCCAGCAAATGCAGCAAATGCAGCAGCAATTGGCTATGCAAGCGGCGCAGGCTCAGATCGCGGTGCAGACCACGCAGGCCGAGCAGAATCGGGCAGAAGCTCAGAAACTGATGACCGAGGCTCAGTTGATGCCGCAGGAATCGCAGGCCAAAACGATGGCGGCTATGACCAAGAACCTGCCGGCTGACAACGAAGAGAAAGCATTCGACAAACGGGTCAAGATCGCCGAGTTGATGCTAAAAGAAGCGGACATGAAGAACAAGTCTAAAATTGTAGAACTCCAAATGGCCGAAAAACGTAACAAGGTCGCCGGCATGGAAGAAGATTTTCTTGATCAGTTGACTAAGGAGTTAAACGATGGACGTTGATAAGCTCGCGATTGACCTTCTGCTGAAGGGCATGACGCAAGAGCAGCAAACTGTTGCCCTTGAATCCATCAAAGACTCTGTAGCTCAAGCCAAAGCGGTGCAAAAGCAACGCATTGGCGAGAACGTCCAAGTGGTCGTGCAGGCGCTCAAGAAGCTGGAAGCCGACATCAAGGCCAGGTACGACGAGACCGGCAAGGTCATCGAAAAGCGGGTGGCCAATATCAAAGACGGCCAAGACGGCCGTAATGGTGTAGATGGCAAGGCCGGTAAAGACGGCCGACCAGGTCGTGATGGGGCCACTGGACCGAAGGGCACTGACGGCATCGACGGCAACGACGGCCGAGACGGCACAGACGGCGTATCGGTAACGGATGCGAACATCGACTTCGACGGCAGCCTGATCATCACGCTGTCGTCCGGCCGCACGATCAACGTGGGTGAGGTGGTGGCTCCCGATCTGGCAGAGAAGATCAAGGTCATCACCAATGGCGGCGGCACCAGCCAGACGGTCATCGACACGCTGGCCAGCCTTCAGACCCAGATCGACAACCTGATTCCGGACCAGACCGGCAACGCCGGTAAGTTCCTTACGACCAACGGAAGTACCTTGTCGTGGGCACAAGTTGCTGGTGGTTTGAGCTATCAAGGTACATGGAACGCATCGACCAATACGCCAACGCTAGCGTCTGGTACAGGCAGCAGCGGCTATTATTATATTGTGGCCACGGCCGGCTCAACCAACCTGGACGGCATCACTGACTGGCAAATCGGCGACTGGCTGATGTTCAACGGCACGGTCTGGCAGAAGATCGACCAGTCCAACCTGGTGACCTCAGTCAATGGCCAGACTGGTGCGGTCAGCTTGACCACTACAAACATCAACGAGGGTACAAACCTCTACTACACAGACGCCAGGGCACGGGCCTCGGTCAGTGCAGGCACGGGCATCAGCTACAGCAGCGCAACCGGCGTCATTACGAACGCAGCACCCGATCAGACGGTGGCCTTGACAGCCGGTACGGGCATCAGCACGACTGGTACTTACCCTAACTTCACAATTGCCAATACGGCCCCTGACCAGACGGTGGTTCTGACGCAAGGCGGCACGACCACCATTACTGGTACTTACCCTAACTTCACCATCTCGTCTGATGACCAGTACGATGGGACGGTGACATCAGTCAGCGGTACGGGCACGGTCAACGGCATCAGTCTATCTGGCACAGTCACTTCATCTGGCAGTCTGGCATTGGGTGGCACTCTTGATTTATCTAGCCCTCCGACTATTGGCAATACAACCGCCAATACAGGTAATTTCACTACACTGACAACCTCTAGCACTGTTACGCACAACGGCGGCACAGCCAACGGCGTGGCGTACCTGAACGGCAGCAAGGTGCTGACAAGCGGCTCTACGCTGACGTTCGATGGTGCGATCCTTGGCGTAAATGGCGTGTCCGTAGGCCGTGGCGCAGGGTCTGTGGCTACCAACACTGCGGTGGGTGCGAGTGCTTTGGCGGCGAATACAACGGGTGCAAATGGTGTTGCTATCGGTTATCAGGCGGGGTATAGCAACGTAACTGGAAACAATGTAACCGCTATAGGCTCAAATTGTTTGACAGCGAACACTGCAAGCAATAACACTGCGATTGGTAATGATGCGTTGGCGGCAAATACAAGCGGCACAAATAACGTGGCGCTCGGTCAAAGTTCTATGGTTTCTAATACCACTGGCTCAGAAAATGCCGCAGGCGGTCGTGGCGCTCTTTTGTCAAATACAACTGGCTCTAGCAACGCCGCATTCGGCCGTCAGGCCTTGTTCTCCAACACCACAGCCTCAAACAACACCGCTGTGGGTTATCAGGCGGGATATACAAACCAAACTGGAACTGACAATACTTTTGTCGGAACATTTGCTGGATACACCTCCAATGGCGGCGCTCGTAACACTGCTTTAGGTAAAAATGCAGGATATAACCTAACTGCTGGAACTGATAATGTGTTTGTTGGTGGCAGTGGTGCTGGTTACTTTATAACATCTGGTTCTAAAAATTCCATTATTGGCAATTACAACGGCAACCAAGGTGGCCTCGACATCCGCACTGCCAGCAACTACATCGTGCTGTCTGATGGGGATGGGAATCCAAGATTTGGGTCTGCTACTGGGAATGCATATCTTGGGAGCGCCCCCATCGTTACTAGTGGGCAATATTCCACTCTAACTCTTACTGGTGCTGGCGGTGCTGGATATATTTCTGGTTCAAGAAACATACTCTATCTTCGCAATGTAAATGCTTCAAGCAATCAATCTAATGGATTTGTTTTTGGCTCTGCTGGAACTGCAAGTAGCATTGAAATTTTAAACGATGTCAATGCAAACGGAACAACCACTAACCAACTTAATATTGTTGCTGGCGGTACTGGTGGGGTTTTTCTTGCCAGCGGCGGGACATCTTGGTCTGCGGTTTCTGATGAGCGACAGAAAGACATAATTGAACCAATTACCGATGCTTTAACAAAAGTAGCAACACTTCGCACTGTTATTGGTAAATATAAAGCTGATTCCGAAGATAAACGTAGAGTATTCCTTATTGCACAAGAAGTTCAAGCGGTATTGCCGGAAGCGGTTACTGTTGGAACTGATGAAAACAACACATTGGGGCTTTCTTATTCCGATACTATCCCGCTTCTGGTCGCCGCCATCAAAGAACTCAAAGCTGAGATTGACCAACTGAAAGCAGCAGCATGAACACCATCACCCCCGAAGAAATCGCCCAGCACTACTCTGCCGCACTGGACAGCGTAGCCCTCATCAACGCAGGGCAGCCTGAAGGCATGAGCAACGAGGACTGGGCAGACACGCTAAAGCGCAACCAAGACCACCTCGTCATCATGCTGGCGAAGGATTACTGGACTGACGAAGACCTGACCCCGCTGCAAGCGGCTGTGGCATGAGCGACCACGATGTAACTCATAGAGAAATCTACGACCGCCTGGTGGCCGTGGAGACAAAGGTGGATGCCTTGGGGGAAAGCACCAAGGATGTCGTGGGCGCGTTCGCTGCTGCTCAGGGCGCATTCGCTGTACTTGAGACACTGGGCAAGCTGGCAAAGCCCCTGCTGTGGGTCGGCGGCCTGGTCACGGCTATCGTCGCTTTCTGGGATCACTTCAAGGTACGTTGATGGACGCCCTCCCGCCACCGCCGCCAGCAATACAAGCTCCCGCGCCGGTGTTTGAGTGCGTGCGCTGGTCGTGGTCATCTGACAGGCTGTTGGTTTGGTGCCTTCAATGGCGGGAGAGGAAAAAGTGATCGATCCCCTAACGGCCCTAGCGGGGATACAGGCAGCAGTTGCGCTGATCAAGAAGGTCAGCAAGACCGTTGACGATGTGTCCTCGCTCGGCCCTGTGTTGGGTAAATACTTTGATGCGAAGTCCACTGCCAGCAAGGCTGTTGTTCAAGCCAAGAAGTCCAAGTCAAGCATGGGCACGGCCATCCAGATTGAGATGGCTCTGGATCAAGCCAAGCGGTTTGAAGATGAGTTGCAGTTGCTGTTCATGCAGAGCGGTAAGATCGATGTCTGGAACAAGATCAAGGCGCGGGCAGCGGCAATGGATGTCGAGGCGGCCCATGATGCTCGCAAAGAGAAAGAAGCCGCCGCAAAGCACAAGAAAGAGGTGGATGAGATCATCACCATCGTGCTGATATTGCTGGTCTTCGGGCTGGTGCTTGGTGGCGTTGGTTGGGTCGTATACGAAGCTGTGCAGCAATGCAATGGAAAATGTTAAAAAATGACACCTGAACTGCAAAAATATTACGAAGACCGTTTCGATCTGTTCTCCCGCCCAGGCTGGGCCGACATGATGGAGGATATCGAGGTCATGCTGACGGCGCTCAATAATGTGTCAACCATTGCGGATGAAAAAAGTTTACAATTTCGCAAGGGCGAGATTTCAATCCTGACTTGGCTGATAACCTTGAAAGAGATCAGTGAACGAGCCTACGAGGACTTGAATGAAAAGAATATATGAATTTGTCTGCGATTGCAGCAAACGCACTGAGGCGTTTACCGTTTATGAGACGGCAAGCGTGCAGTGTTCATGCGGCGGGCTTGCCCACCGCGTTATCAGCGCTCCATCGTTTAATTTGGAGGGATGGTCTGGGCACTTTCCTACGGCTTACGCCAGGTTTGAGCAAAGACACACCGACAAGTTGAATGCGGAGCGCAAAGCCAACTCATAAGCGCGAAACGCCGAGTTGATTATCCTACAACCATTTTGGCAGGAACCATAATATGTTGATTGACGACGAACAAGAGCCGCTAGGCGAACTCGAAGTAGAAGAGAAAAAAGCCGAACTTCCTGACAAGTACAGGGCCAAAAGTTTGGAAGAAGTCGTTCGGATGCACCAAGAAGCTGAAAAGCTGATCGGTAAGCAAGCCCAAGAAGTGGGCGAAGTCCGAAAACTTGCTGACGAGTTGCTCAAGCAAAACCTCAGTTCTAAGCAGCAGCGTATTCAGGAGGAAGAACCTGAAGTTGACTTTTTTGAGAATCCTCAAAAAGCAGTTCAAACGACGATTGATAGGCATCCAGATGTTCTCGCAGCCCGGCAAGCCGGCCTCGACTTCAAACGGATGCAGATTCAGCAAAAGCTAACGCAAGAGCATCCTGACTACTCCCAAGTGGTCGGTGACTTGGAGTTCCAAAGCTGGGTGAAGTCTTCACCCGTGCGCCTGGGACTCTACGCAAAGGCCGACGCTGAGTTCGACTATGACTCGGCCAATGAATTGTTGTCCACCTTCAAGCAACTTCGCGGCATCAAGGCAAAGGAATCGGAACAGGCCAGCAGCGCTGTACGAACCAAGTCGATGAAGGCCGCGCAGGTTGACGTAGGTGGCTCTGGCGAGAGTTCCAAGCGAGTCTACCGACGCGCCGACCTTATTCGTCTCAAGATGACTGACCCGAACCGGTACGAGACCCTGAGTGATGAAATCATGCAGGCTTATGCTGACGGGCGTGTTCGATAATTTAATTTTGGAGTTTCCATCATGGCAAATACTGCTTTTTCCCCCACAAACTCGGTAACGACTACCTCCGCAGCTAACTTCATTCCAGAAATCTGGAGTGACGAAATTGTTGCTGCCTATCGCAAGAAACTCGTCTTGGCCAACGTGGTCAAGAAGATGTCTTTCAAAGGCAAAAAGGGCGACACCGTTAACATCCCTAGCCCAGCCCGTGGCAATGCGTCTATCAAGGCCGCAACGGACGCCGTTACTCTGATCGCAGAGAGCGACACCAACATTCAAGTGCTGATCAACAAGCACTATGAATACAGCCGCCTGATCGAGGACATCGTCGAAGTGCAAGCCCTGACCAGCCTGCGTTCTTTCTACACGGAAGACGCCGGCTACGCCCTGGCCAAGCGCATCGACACTGACCTGGTTCAGTTGGGTCGCGCGTTCAACGGCGCCACTATCGGCACTGACGACTACGCCACCAGCAACACGGCCACCAAAGCCTTTATCGGCTCTGACGGCACGACTGCCTACAACAGCACGACCTCGAACGCTGCTGCTCTGA